AAGAACGTGGGAGGGGTCAGGTTCTATGTTCCTTTAGAAAGGTGGGAAGACCCTGAAGTTATAGAGAGAATGAGTGTAGCTTCTAAAGCTAAGTGGACTGATCCTGAGTACAGAAAGAAAAAGAGTGCATCCTTGAAAGCTAACTGGGCTGATCCTAATTCTGGTTACAATTCTCCTGAGCGCAGAAAGAAACAGAGTGCATCGACTAAAGCTCAGAGGGCTGATCCTAATTCTGCTTACAATACTCCTGAGTACAAAAAGAAAAGGAGTGCATCTGCTAAAGCTCATTGGGCTGATCCTGAGAACAGAAAGAAAATGAGTGCAGCCTTTTGTAGAGGTCCGTACAGAATTACCTTTGACACTGGTAGAGAAATTACCATTGACAGTCTTACTGACTGGGCAAAGAGTAACGGGTATAGTCAAGGTAATCTCTCACACTTGTTAACCGGAAGGCCTCAGGCTAATAAAAAACGTGGTAAAGATTATAAATTTAAAAGGATTAAACACAAGGACATAGTAAAGGTAGAAAGATTAGGAGAACATCCCAGTGACATGGGGGAATAGCTACGAAGGCTCCTCTTTTGCCATTGAGTCTGTACTTGATGAAGGGGTCCACGATCACCACTCACCAGAGAGAGCACTGTTTCTATGTGTTATTCTACAGCAGCTACTGGATGCAACTAAGCCAGAGCACCCCGGTGATACCACGTATACCTCTGTCAACAGAGACAGGGCTAAGTCTTGGCTCACCACAGATGTAGGTGTAACAGCGGAAGATAAAGAGGAGGTATGTTTTCTTGCAGGAATTGAACCAGAAGCCTTGACAACCTATGCCAGAAAGGTTATAGATACAAAAGAAGTTCCGTTTATACGCAAGAGAATCAATGCAATCCTCCACGAACCCATCACAGTAGTTGAAGGCGCAAAGGAATCAGATGAAACAGAAAGCAACAGACGCTCAAGTGGGTGGTACGCACTATAAGAATTGTAAGATACAACCCGTGGAATATATTTATGCAAATGACCTTGGATTCCTAGAGGGAAACATAGTAAAATACATTACCCGCCACCGGGCCAAAGGCGAAGGTGCCTCAGATATATACAAGGTAAAGCACTACGCTGACCTAATCCTACAGCTTCACTATGACATAACAGAGGAAGAGAAAATCCTTCTCTCTCAGGAGGTGGAAACAGAATGGAACCACGGCTCTACTTAGCAGAAAACTTCTTGATGTTTGACGGTGAACCTGTGGCCAAGGTGTGGGACGGGGCGGATGAGATATTAGTTAAGAAGTTTGAGTACTTCTTACAGGACCTAGAGGAGATCATTGATGAACATGCAGCAGAAGACTGAGAACCAGATCACACTACCCACCAACTACCAGAGCTTTATTCATATGTCGCGCTACTCCAGATGGCTGGAGGAAGAAGGTCGCAGGGAGACATGGGAAGAAACCATTGACAGGTACCTATCCTTTATGGTGGACCACCTGAAAGATAACTATTCCTACTCTCTCTTTGGTACAGAGTTAGGTGATCTCCGCAGAGGTATGTTAAACCTGGAAGTACTAGGCTCCATGAGAGCACTGATGACAGCTGGCCCTGCACTGGAGCGTGAGCACGTCTCAGGGTACAACTGTTCCTATCTCCCTGTTGATTCTCCCCGTTCCTTTGACGAGTGCCTGTACATTCTGATGAACGGCACAGGGGTTGGTTTCTCTGTTGAGCGCCAGTATATCAACAGTCTTCCCACCATCCCTGATCAATACTTTGAGAACACAGACGATGTTATCTCTGTCACTGACTCTAAGGAAGGGTGGGCCAGAGGACTACGTGATCTTATCTCTCTCTTGTACACCAACCGTGTACCCAAGATAGACACCAGTAAGATACGCCCCGCTGGTGCAAGGCTCAAGGTCTTTGGAGGTAGGGCATCAGGACCTGCTCCCCTGGAAGAACTGTTTGACTTCACCATCCAGACGTTTAAGAAAGCCAAGGGGCGTAAGCTCACCTCCATAGAGTGCCACGATATCATGTGCAAGGTAGGTCAGGTGGTGGTGGTAGGCGGTGTCCGTAGGTCTGCCTTGATCTCACTCTCTAACCTCACTGATGAGCGTATGCGTATGGCTAAGTCAGGTGACTGGTGGGTGGACAATCAACAACGTGCCCTCTCCAATAACTCTGTCTGCTACACAGAACGCCCTGACATGGGTATCTTTATGAAGGAGTGGCTCTCCCTCTACGAGAGCAAGAGCGGTGAGCGAGGCATCTTTAACCGTGCCTCTGCACAGGTGAAGGCAGCTGCCAACGGTAGACGTGACGGGAACATAGAGTTTGGTACCAACCCCTGTTGTGAAATTATCCTCAGACCTTACCAGTTCTGCAACCTGTCAGAGGTTATCTGTAGGGCAGACGATACCATGGAGACCCTGAAGAACAAGATCAAGCTGGCCACTATGCTGGGCACGTTCCAGTCTACACTGACAGACTTCGGGTACCTGCGTAAGCGTTGGAAGGATACCACAGAGGAGGAGAGACTACTGGGTGTATCTCTGACAGGGATCATGGACTGCCCCGCTGTGTACGACGCTTCTCCCGAGGCTCTTCAGCAACTGAGAGACGTGGCTATTAAGACTAACAAGAGACTGGCAGAGAAGCTGGGCATCAACCAGAGCACTGCTGTCACCTGCGTTAAGCCTTCTGGCACTGTGTCTCAGCTTGTAGACGCTGCCTCTGGTATCCACGCAAGGCACCACCCTCACTATATCAGGACAGTCAGAGGAGATAACAAAGACCCCTTGACCATGTTCCTGAAGGACAAGGGTGTACCCTCAGAGCCTGACTTCACAGCGCCTGACAATGTAACTGTGTTCTCCTTTCCCATGAAGAGTCCCAAGGGAGCAGTGACTAGGTATGACATGGGAGCACTGGCACAACTGGAACTCTGGCTCAAGATTGCAGACAACTACTGTGAGCACAAACCTTCTGTCACTATCTCTGTCAAGGAGAATGAATGGCTAGAGGTAGGGGCATGGTGCTGGGAACACTTTGATTCTCTCTCTGGTATATCTTTCCTCCCGTTCTCTGATCATTCTTATAAGCAAGCGCCTTACCAAGACATAGACAAGGAAGCCTTTAAAGACTTGACAGAGAAGATGCCAGCTGCTATAGACTGGTACGAGCTACAGGAATATGAGAAAGGAGACACCACCACTGGGTCACAAGAACTTGCCTGTGCTGGCGGTGTGTGTGAGATAGTAGACATAGGAGCATAGAGAAGATGACATATGTAATTAACATGGACAACACCATGGCAGAGCAAGTTACCTCTGCTGTGTTGAGGCAACTTAAAAAGAACACCTCTGACGGTGGCGTGATGGAGGCCTGTGATATTATTATTACTCATCTTAAACCTATACTGATGAGAAAACTTGATGAACAGTTAAATGATTACACTGAAGAGTTTAGAGACTCAGGGTTTACAGATGACTTTGAAACAGTGACGTAGCAGGTACAACATGGAAGTAACACTGATAGACCACATGGGTACAGACCTCTCGGTGGTGAACGCCGCCAGGGTTTCTTTCTCCAAGGAATCTGATTGGGAAAATATAACCCCTGCTGGTCCTGTTCCTAATTTACTAAAACAATCAGATGAAAAGCTGATTGCTTACCTTGCCAAGCACAAGCACTGGACACCGTTTGGCCACTGCTCTGTCTCCTTCAGGATCAAGGCACCTGTCTTTGTTGCCAGACAACTGGGCAAGCATCAGGTGGGCCTTGTATGGAACGAGGTGAGTAGAAGATACGTGGACGATGATCCTGAGTTCTACTACCCTGAGTACTGGAGAGGGAGGCCCACTGATAAGAAGCAGGGTAGTTCTGAAGAGGAGATTGATATTAATCCTCCCGGTGCCTCTGGACCTGCCATGGTAGATGACTATCACCATGCCGTGAAAAAATGTTTGTGGACCTATAAGCATTTACTAAGGAAGGGCGTGGCCCCTGAGATGGCACGCATGGTACTACCCCAGAGCATGTTCACTGAGTGGTACTGGACAGGTAGTCTTATTGCCTTCAGTAGGGTGTGTTCTCTTAGGATCAAGGAAGACGTACAAGAAGAGACCAGAGACATTGCACAGATGATAGACGTAGAGTGTGAGAAGCTCTTCCCTGTGTCCTGGGTACAACTTATGAAACTCTCGTAGCTCAATTGGATAGAGCAACAGACTTCTAATCTGTAGGTTGCAGGTTCGAGTCCTGCCGAGAGTGCCAACCTTTAGGGCTAGTTACAAAGCTCATCCCATGTTTCATTATGGGTAAGGATAGTTCTAGCTGTGGTTGTGGTGAGGTCATCTTCTTCCTCTAGGAGAATAGGCTTCACCCAGCTACAGTTATTTCTGCTTGCTCCAACGCTTACGCAGCTGCTTATGCACACTGTCAGTAGTAAGACGATCAACCCTTGTCCCAACTTCATTACTCTTCTCCACCATCTCTGATTCATTCTCTAGGATATCTACTTGGGCAGACTTCTTCCCTGCTCTATAGGCAAAGAGCATAGGCAGAAGCTTACCCAGAAAGCCTATTACATTTCCTATGATAGAAAGCATTTACGCTTAAACATTGAAGCTCTCCCCGCACCCGCAGCTACTGTTAGCAGTTGGGTTGATGATCTTTAGAAAGTTTCCGCCTAGCTCTGTCACGTAGTCTATTGTTGATCCTATGACGTACATCTCAGCCAGTGGATCAAGTACCAGTACATCGTCAATAGGATCAGACCACTTTACATCTGGCCAGTTTTTGGCAAAGTCCCAGATGTACTGGAACCCAGAACAACCACCGCTCTGTACACCCAGGGTTACATAGTCTCCATCACTGACTGAGGCTAGGTAATCCTTTGCTGACTGGGTCAGGGTGATCACTTCTTGACTTCGTCTACCTTGCCCTTAACCATTTCTACCTCTATCTTCTCAGGCACCACCACGCCAGTCTCCTTGGTCTTACCAAAGGTAAGCGAAGCCCACTCAACTACCTTGTATACTTTACCCAGTATAGTAGAAGGGTCAGGCGTCTTGGTACCTGCCACAAGTAAGCTGGCAAGAACTACAACTGCCATCACTGCCTCAATAATTTCAGCTTGGTTACTTAAAAGAGTTTCAATCATCCTCTGTCACCTCCTCTGTAAATTCTTCTGATCCAGATAATATCTGGTATTTAATATACTCTAGCACAAACACCAGCGACGTTGATCTTATGTTCCCTGCCATGATATCTTCTACTAACTCACCGTCTTTAAACAGGAGCATAAGAGAACCGTCTACTTCTTCATTGTCAATTCTTTTCTGAATAACTTTAACACACTTGTCAAGATGCTGCAACGCCTGCTCTTTCCCTTCCTTATTAAGGGTGCCGTCAGTGTTCAGCATTGTAGAATTTGTAAACTTAACTACATCACCCATGAGGAATACCCTTTCATCTCCTCTGGCTTCTCTATCTCCCAGAGCTTTTCTCCCATTCCTTTACCCTTGAACTGGAGTATCAGGTCCATCTCGTTGGCAGTCTTGAAGAGTTTCTCCAGGTCTTGACCACCTGCCAGTAACTCTCCCGTGGTCCAGTAGCTTCCGTCCCCCACAGATACGTTGAGAAACTTAGGCTTACCCTCTTCGTCCACTGACTTCTGTACCTCTTCACTAGGTTCTTCTCCCAGGCTCATGTCAAACCCATAGAGATGAAACTCTCTGAAGCCCAGGGTGTGGCCTATGCCAATGGTCCTGAGACCTGCGTTGGTACCTCCGGTGATCATCAGAGCGTCCTTTCCTGTGCCTTCTATACCGCCCTTCACTGCCTCTGAGAAGGCGTGCCAGCCTATGATGCTTGCTTTCTTCTCCTTGAGTAAGTCAACCACAGATGGGTCAGTCATGGAAGCCACCAGGAAATGAGTCTTAGGGTTAAGAGAATCAAACAGGGTGCTCCTGACTACGCCGTGAGTAGACACACCTTCAATAGGCCTAGGGTCCAGAAGGGTACACGCCCAGGGGATTAGTTTATTTTCCATAAGGATAGGGAGGGCATGTTTGACGCAGACAATCTTTACAACCTTGCCCCCTTCCTCTAACATCTCTTTATCTTCTTTGATCCTATTAACATCTAGTGAGGGACCAGCTGAGACAACAAAGATAACTTCGTTATTAATCCTGCACCGTGCGTTGATCCACTTATCAATCTTTGGAAGGTTGGCCTTGATGTTATTTTGGATATCATCAGAGGGTACACAGTCCTTGGGGTGTACAATGATAGGAATTCTGGCCTTATACTTGGGCAAAGACAGGTCCACCACCATGGCTAGGTGAGTGATTCCTCCTCCCAGGACAGGATCATTAGAGGGGATGACATAGACATAGGCATCTGTCCTCTTCTTGATCTTAGCTGTCCACAGTTTGTTGACGCCCCTGTGTTCCTCCTCTGGTTCCCTGTCTTGTGCATCCTTGGAGAAATAGTCGTCTAGCACCACTATCTTATTGTGCTTCAGTTGCTTATAGTCATGGGCTACAGTGGTGTAAGAGTGGCCACCGTCAATGAATACAAAGTCAGCCTTGGGCCTACCCTTCAGAGTTTCGTTGGTGTTACCCTCAATCAGTTTAAACTCAAAGGTCTTACCTTCTTCAGCCTTCTCCATGGCATACTCTGTTAGTCTTTCAATCACAACTTCAGTTGTATTGGTTGCCTTGGAGTTAAACTCTTTCTTGTTAAGCTCTGGAGAGGTGGTGCCAAACAGATCATACCCTGTGTAGGTAACCTTATCAGTGTGATCAAAGGCAGCTTCTGCCATTTGAATAGCCCTACCTCCGTTGTATGTACCTGTCTCTAGAAAGCTCTCACACTTATAGAAGGTGATCATCTCTGAGAGTTGTTTGTATCTCTTGGCAGCTTCCAAACTTACATCTGCAGAGGTACCAAACTTTTGATTACCCTTGAAGTGCTGCATCTTTGTAGAGAGGACAGACGTTGCAAAGGCATTAAGATCAGGGACATCTGGTGTAAGGTTAAGAGCCTTCAACCCGTGGTACTGGTGTAGCTTCAGCAGCCTGTCAAAGATAAAACCATCGTGCCATTCTCTATAGGCAGTTACTTCTCTATTGTCATATGTTTCTCTAAAGTCAGAGAGAAAATCTCTGGCAGGACGGTTCTTAATATTGAAAGCAATGAAAGAAGTTTCACTGTAGTCCACTGCAGTTCTACCCAGGTGTACAATGTCATAGCCATTGTTACAAATCTTATCAAGAAACTCCTGATCAACTCCTGCAAAGGTAGCGGTGTCAGCGTCTAACCAGATAAGCCAGTCTTTATTCTGTATCAGGTGAGGATCAGAGGCTGTCTCTGTCAGGGCATAGATTTTATGACACCACTTGATAGCGTCTAGTCTCCAGTTGTATTGTATCTTCCCACCCTCGGTACCGTTGTGTACCTTCATGCCTTCTCTATAGTCTAGCATGTCCTGAATGTTATTAAGGTTAGAATACTTGATACCCTTGGTAGGAATCCCTAGCTCCTCTGTCTTGAGAAAGAAGGCCCCCTCGTCAAAGTCATGGAACCATGCGTGTAACTGGATGTCTTTGTCCCAGTGCTCGTCAAAACTATTGAGCATGTTACGCGCATAGACCTCTAACCCATCAGGATTAAAAGAAGTTACAATATCATATTTGTTTTTCATTATCTAAAGTATCTCCACTATTTTTCTAAAACTACTCTGGCTAAACTCAAAGTGATCAAGCTCCTGCTCCCACTCCTCACCAAATTCACTGTCTTGATAACCGTCAAACCAAGGACCCCCAAGACTGAAATGCACAGCGTTGATATCATTAATCCCATGGCTAACACCGGGAATAAAATTCCAACTATGAGGAATGCTCCCAATCTGTTCATCACCATCAAGCCAAGAGAAGTTGTGTAAGTTTGCACCTGTTTCACTGTTTACCATTACCTCGTCTAGTCTATCATTAGCTGGGTGGTCAAGGTTGTAGAGGACAAAGGAGGACCACAGCTTTTTGTTGTAGTTCTGTTGTAACATCCCATCCATCTTGATGGTTTCTTGAGGATTGTAATTATGCTTGACACACATAACCGCATAGTCATCATCACAGTATTTAAAGACCTCGCACACGTCAGAGAGAAAAAGAAAGTCAGAGTCGCAGAAGAGCACCCAGCCAGTGAGATTATTTCTTCTGGCAAGTTCAGGAACAATAAATCTTGAGTGAGAAAATTCTGTGGAGAAAGGTCTACCGTCTACATCGTCCCAGTACTGGCCGTCCTCGTCTATCCGCCAAGACCTATAGAACAAGTTGGCATGTCTAAGGGTCCTGTGATACACAGGTGTAACCTCCACCGGGAGGGAGGACCTACGGGTGATGGAGTGGGCGCACACTTTAAAAGGGATGTGCTCTCTTGAGTCATACCCTAGGAAAACATGCTTGGCTTTGTCTCTGAGTTCATTCTGCATACCCTACATTAGCAGCGAGGGCAAGCTTATAAAATAAAAAAATTATTAGTTATTGGGGAAGAATCTTTGGTTTATTCTTTTAGCTTCTGTACCCCCTCCTCTTCCATCGTTTATCACTTGATCTTTATACCTTGTCCTGGCTGTTCTCATCATGTTACGGCTAGGGTCTATCCTCTGATGGATGTTACTTTGATTCCTATCATGTTCTCTGACTTCTTTATACAGTTCATTAATTTCAGCACGGAACGCTGCTTTATCTTCTGCAGAATCAGCGTTCTTTCTTTGAACCATTAGCCTAAGAATTTTATCAAGGTACTTATCTTTAATTGCATTACTTTGAGTAGCATAAGCTTTCCTTCTATACAACTGTTCTCTTGCGCGGTACACAGGTTCACTTGCAAATCCCAAGGACATCAAGGCTAGGTCTTGTGCTTCTAGCCCATCTGTCAGGAGCCTTCCCTGCCCGGAGTATATTCCATCTTCTCCTGCTTCCCAAGCGTTTACAAGATTTTGTACCCCTGCCAAAGGGGTAAGTCTGAGAATAGCTTTACCATAGTCATCTCTTTCATAAGCATCAAAAGCTTTTCCAATTGCATTGGTAAAGAATGCACCGGACGGACCAGAGAGAAGAGAGCCTATCCCTGTTTGTCCTGTACCTGCTTCTATAAAAGCACGTAGTGGAGAGAGAGACACACGTTGAGCTATACCTATTCCTCCCCATGCTTTGATAGGGCCTCTGGCAATTGCTTCTGCCAGTGACATTCCTTCTGGTCCAAGAATATCTATCATTATATCATAGAAAACAAGTTCCATATCAGACTGTTGAAGGTTAAGAGATTTACCCACGGGAGACCTTACAAATGCTTTTATAACTTCTTTCATATCATCTGCAAAGGGAAGACCAAACATGCCGCCCATTATAACTTGCGGAATAATAAGGTAGGCCAGTGTTCTTCTACCCTGTGGAGTCAAGTAGTGCTTTCCTCCTTTCTCCCCGCCGTAGGCAGCACCCCCGTACCTTGTTAGGGCGTTGGCATATACCTCTAGCATCATGGTGACAAAAGGAATAAACTGAAGGGTCACACCGGCCAGTCCATTACCTGCAAAGGCAAGACGAGGTCTATTGAAAGCACTCAGATTAAACTGGCTCTCGTCTACTATGTACTGCATACCATCTTCTATCTCTACCATCCTGTCAGCACCTTGACTATCCGCACCACTGGCAGTGTTACGGGCAAAGTCCCTAAGAGGACCCATGCCTTGAGGAGAAGATTTAATAGTATTATACGTGGCCAGAGCAGCTGCTATTCTATTGGCTAGTTCACTGGTGGAATATACAGCATCTACCATCTGCTTACTATTCTTGGCAAACCTTTTAAAGGCCTGTATTTTTTTAGGATTTAGGCCGCTCTGCGCCAGCCTCTCTACATTATCAAGACCTAACTTATCATACCAAAAATCAGTGGTGATATCAGCGTTAGTACTTAGAGCTTGTGTATTAATTCTACCAATGGTTCCTCTTTCCTGCAGGATATAAAGTTTATCAAACTGATCTCTCCCTTCTTCTATGGTACGAGCAGCACCTGTTTTTTTAAGAATCTTAGCCACGTTTTCTCTATCTGATTTAAGAAAGGCTTGGTTCTCATAGTAGTAAATAGAAAGTCGGGCCGCTGCTCTTGCTGCTTTACTAACCTTGGGCTGGAATAAATTACCGTAGGCACCGTAAAGGAGGGAAGCAGTGACAAAGTTTTGAGTAAGGTTTAGCATAGAAGAAGAAAAGTTACCGCCTAGAAAGCCGTAGAAGGCAAAGCTTTTCAGTGCAGAGGCAGCACCTTGGGGAGACTTTGTGTTATCCCACATTGACGTTGCAGCGCCCAACATACTTTCTGATTTATAGAAACGCTCCGCAGGGGAAGGGTACTTATCTATTTTTTTAAGTCTGTCTTGCTCCTCTACGACCCGGTCCTCTACTCTGGTACGGGCAGTGTATCTTCCCAGTGATGTAACATATTGAGCCCAAGCATTATCGTAGTAGCTCTCTATATTATCAGGTGTTATATAACCGGGAATATTTTTTCTATGTACAAAGGTGCCTGAAGCCATCTGTGCCTTTTTTCTTTGTCTATACTGCTCACCGAGCATTCGGATAAATTTATCGGGCTCTACTATCCTGTGTATTTCTGTCCCATCCGCTGCTTTAATAGGCCTACCTTCAGCATCTACTAACTTCCCCTTGAACAAAACTTTTTTACCACTGTACTCTTCGTTCAACTTAGACTCATGTATAAGAATACTCTCTAGTATAGACAGGTTACCCATCTCTTCGCCCATGACAAGAGAAGCTTCGTCTTGTGATTTAAAAGTAATCTCTACTTCCCCTGTAGGAAATAGTTTTTGTAAGTCTTCTCCGTACTTTTTCTCCGCCCAAGCTTCTTTCTTCCCTGGACCTAGTTTCCAGAGAGGAGCATTGACATCTCTTCTGTAGACAACCCTCTTAACCATCTTAGGCTGTCCTTCTATCAATATGATATTTCCATCATCATCTCTTTCTTCTACATTCTCAAATACCCTAATTACTATGTCCCCGTTACGCATACGAGGAAAGTAGCCCTGTCTTCTACCGTCTGTGACAGCTTCCATTATTCCTATCTGAGCAGGTAGTATCATTCTAACCTGTTTAAGAGAAGTGTCTAAACCCTTTTCAGCTATTTCTTCTAACTGGTTTAAGGCTTGTAAGAATAAAACATCCTTTTCATTAGGAGTAAGAGCCTCTCTGATGTTCTTTTCTTGCCTAGCTGCTAAGATATTATTTTCTATATTAGTTATCTTTTCTTCTATGTTTACCCCACCGTCATCTACATAGGCTTTCTGTAAAGTATTTAATAGTTTTGTTTTCTTGGTAAGAACTACGTCGTCCCACATTGCATCAATAGTATCTTGCTCTTGATCTAGCGCATCTACTATGCTCTGATCATCTACAATGATACCAGTTTCTATCTCTGTGTCTGTTATTTTTAGTTCATCTAAGCTTGCATAGTCTTTCTGATAAGGATTAACTTTGTTTATATAGTTCTTTTTCTCTTCAAGAGTTACACCTGCTGCCACTGGAAGTTCAATGATAGCTCTTCTGGAACCTGACAACGGCGCAACGCCCTCAAATTTTATGCGTATTCCCAGTGTATCTGCAATGTTACGGTATCTTCTGTAAGCTCTTTTCTTTTCAGAAGGGAGCGCCAGTGCCAGTGTACGTCCTTCAATACCGCGAGTGATTATTGAGAACCATTCTTCATTATATTCTTTTACCAGATTATACATAGGTCTTAGTTCTTTAAACTTATCGGCTAACCTTTTATTAGAAGACATAAACTTCATATAAAGATTAACTCTGTTTAAAGCTGCTTGCGGTCCAGGTCCTTCTGTAGCACCAGGAGGAGGACCCTCTCTAACTGGACCCTTGTTGCCAGCAGCATCAGCTAACTTAGCTGTAGCCACTGCTTCACGCTGTGGAATCACAGCGTTATTTATTGCAGCTGGCTCCGTCATATCTATAGAATTTAAAGTCTTTGGAAAGCTTTGTAGAAACGTGTCTTTAAAAAGTCTAGGGCTAGAAACTGTAGCTGCTTCAGCTGTAGGCGTAGTAGCTTTTAATCTTTGTAGGCCATTCTCTAGTTTACCTATGATACTGCTTACATCGTCACTGGTTTCTAGAGTCTCTCCTACCAGTTGTAACCTAGAAGGAGCCTCATCCATTAGCTCAACAGTGAGTTCATTATCACCTGATCTAAGACCAATCTCTAAAGTGCCTAAGTAGTTTTCAATGTCACCTATTCGGGTCAGGTCAAGTTCTGACTGAGAAGTCTCCTGTTTAAGCTGCTGTACAAAGGTATCTACTGCTGCGCTCTCCTTCAACATCTTAAAAGATGCTGGATATTTATTTTTATTGTTGCTGGAATTTATAAAAGCCTCATATTGTTTTAACTTTGTAGTTCTTTCAGAGAGCCTCTCTGTATATAAATTTAACTCATCCGCGTCTATTCCTGCAGGCCTACTTTCTTGTTCTTTAAGTAGTAAAGAATTAAAAATATCTTGAGGGCTTGTATCAACTGTGACAGCAACTCCATTTTCTTCGGCAATTCTTATTAAATTATCTGTGACTACAGAGGGAGCACCTGCTGCAGCATCCCTTATAAAAGCTTCAGCCTCTGGAGTTATAGAAGATTGTCCAGTGGTTGCCTCTTTAATAACATCATTTCTCATTCTTTCTATGCCAGCAGCTTCTGCTTTTAAAGTATATATTTCCTCTGATAGGACACCGTCGTTTCTTTCAAAATGATCTCCATTTCTATCAATAAGAGGAGGTTCTACTACGGCCTGATTAACAGTTCTAT